TAAATGAGTTTACATCCTCGCAATTCTTCTACGAATAGATTTCCTATATTTCAAGAGTTAAATCCAGACTATAACAACCATAGTTTATTAGACTTTGGTGGAAATAGAGGCAACTTATTACATTTTTCTGAGGGAACTATACCATCAAACAGATACACCTGTGTTGATGTTTCTTCTTGGAGTGTTTTTAAAGGAGAGGAAGAATTTCCAGATGCAAACTTTATACATTACAATCGATACAACGAAATGTATAATCCTTCAGGAAATTCTAGTGAATCATTCCCGACAGTAGGTCAACACGATTACGTATGGGCCTTTTCTGTTTTTAGTCACATGAAATATGAAGATATATTAGAAACATTACAATGGATGAGAACAATTAATGCTAGTAGAATATTAGCATCATATATTTGTAATGATGGTGACGAAAACTCTAGAAACATTCTGGAATACTTTTACCAGAAAAGAATAAATGAATTTGGTAGCTCTGTAGATTTCAGAGAAAATGATGATAATGAATTTTATTTAACTGACAATCAGTATGGAGATTTTAGTGGGACAAAATTTATATCAGTCTTTAACACTGAAAGATTGAAAGAAAGATTATCTTATGAAGGCGTAGTTGTAAATAAAATTACATCTAGTTTAACAGCAATTCCTTTTTTAGAGATATCATATGTATGAAAATTCAAATTGATAAAATATTAGAAGAATTGAAATCTTTACCATGGTACGATGAACAAATAGCTTTACAAGGAGTACAAGGTCAAACTGATCCCTTTTATGGAATAGGAAAATTATCTGATATTGGGTATGAGGAGACAGAATTTACTCATCCTCTTTTTCCATCACTAGAATACACTAATCAAATTTTATTTGAATTAAAAATGTGTCGTACTAGAGTTATGAAATTATATCCAGGCAGATGTTACTCATACCATAAAGATCCATCAAAAAGAATGCACATACCACTCATAACTAATGAAAACTGTATGTTTATAATTGATGATAAAGTTTACCGTTATCCTGCAGATGGCAACCCATATTTAATAAATACAACTAAAAAACACACGGCGATAAATGCATCTAAGGAAGATAGATATCACATAGTAGGTTGCGTATATTAGAGAGATTAAAAAAATGACAGCTTCAAATCCACATATAGGAAAACTTATTAATAAAATAAAAAATTCTGATGTCGTACCAAAGGGTACGTCTATGTCTAAGGAAGGTAATGGTCTTTGGGCAAATATCTGGGCAAAAAGACGTAGAGGTGAGAAGATGCGTAAGAAAGGTGAGAAAGGTGCGCCAACAGCGGATCAGATCAAACGAGCGCAGGGAGAGGCAGTATCACCTGCACAACAAGCGGCAATCGCAATCTCTAAAAAAGAGAGAGGTGAGAAACCAAAAGTAAACGAACTGTCTATGAGTGCGAGAGATATTAAAAAGTCTGGTCTTAGAAAAACTACTGATACAGAGAAACTCAAAAAAGAATTAGAACAACTAAAAAAACTTTTAAAACAAAAAAATATAAAGATAAGAACAGAATCATTCATGTCACGTAGGCCAGGCAATCAGATGGCAGACTTGTATAAACTATACACGTTAGCAATCAAAGCAATGCCTGGATCTCCAAAACAAAAAGAACTTAAAAAGAGAATTGCTGCACTGAGAAAAGAACTCAAATTAGATGAAGATGTTCCTACTGTTAGTACTGCAAATATTCCAAACCCTGCAGACACTGTGATGGGGCCAAGGAAGAAAAAGAAAAAACATACACAGTTGATTCACGATAAGAGATATAAAAATAAACATGAACAGCCTGTATTATTAAAAAGGTTTCGTGACTATTACGATGCAAAAGGAATAGGTGGATGAGTCGTACTAGAGACATTGCAGACATCATGGGTAAATCGGAAGCGGTTAACCCTACAAATCTAAAGTTTTTAAAACTTGGTGATGCAGGTGGTGATGCTTCAAATGTTGTGAATGTTACTGTCAATGGTAGTGGAACTTCTGATAAAACTGCAAGTAATAGAATAGAAATAGGTGATGCCGTTGTGGTGGTATCAGACGGATCAGTGCAATCTGCAGGTCAACAATATACTCCTCATAGATTTCTAAATGATTCTGGGTCATCAGGAGATATTGGTCAGAGGGCAGGAGGAATTACAGATGTAAACAATCCATACTCTAACCAAGTCTACGGAGTTGTCAGTTACTCGGCAGGAGCAGCAAATTATGGTGCAGCACCAGATATCGGTAAGTACATTGGTGGTCAAAAGATTTTATTTTGTTGGTTACACGGTTACTACGCTTTAGCGCAAATTGCAAAGTTAAACTCAGACGGTAGTTCAATTATAGAATGGGGTCAGATTTCCAGAGTTATAAGTCAGGGAACCAACTCAAATACAACAGTTGGTGCAAGAAATATTGTCGATTATGATGTGGAAACAGATCTTCGTGGTAATCCTACTGGATATGCTTATATGGCATACAATTATTATAACCGTACAGGTGGTTCATATTCATACAATTATCATAAAGGTTACGGTAATGTACTTTACAATGATATAACAGATCCAAATGATATGGCAGTAACAGTAGGCCCACAACACATTTGGGGATCGAGTAGTAGTAGTAGTTCCGCCAGACAACATGATTTCCCTAGAGTTGTTTATGATCCCCATAATAAAGCATGGGCTGTTTTCTTTCATAACCGTACAGGTAATGCAAATATCCAGTGTCGTTATATTAAACGTACTGGTATGGTAGGATCAAATACTGGTCTAGTAACTGCTGCAACACATGGTGATGATGGTCGAATATTCGATGCAATATACAATGTAAAAGATCGGATATTTCATATTGTTTATATAGAAAATGCGAATAATGCAGGTTATACTGCTTTTTCTCAGGCCACTTCATTTAGAGTGAGTAATTATGACTCTTCAACAATGAGTTTAACTGGTCAAGTAGCAAGCCTTAGAACAAGTACATTCGCTCCTGCAAACGACTATTGTGCTTTTGATATTTGTTATGACTCTGGTGCAGGATGCGGTGTTGCTGCTGTTGTAGATGCGTCAGATGTGGGAACTATCTATACTATGAAAAGACCTGCAGAGTGGGATAGTGCAAATGCAAGCGGAAACCATTCAACCCAAATGCAATCAACACAGTTTGGAGTTAATGTTAATGAAATGCCTTTGGTTGCTCACATAAAAGGAATGAACAAAAATTTAGTTGTATGGAACTCAGGACAATACCAATATGGTAGATTTTTTACTTGTGATTCCAATGGCGGAATTTCCATGGAAGATAGTTCTCACTACTATCCAGAACTTCCTGTTATGTATGGTTCTTCATTGGAGTACATAGAAGACTATGATTTACTATTAAGGAATCAATATTTCCCTGCCTCGTCACAAGCAACTTATAGACCAAATCAGGGTAGTAATACACATGTATTATTGATATATGATCCTGAAAGAAGAGAAGTTACAAATGTTACTCCAAATAATTATTTGGGTATTGCACAAAATGCTGCAGACAGTGGTCAATCTGTTGAAGTTAAAGTTAATGGATCAATCGATACAAACCAGACTGGATTATCGCCAGGGTTTACATATTACATTAATGAAATAAATGGTGACCTAGAAAATAATACAAACAATGGGTCTGTGAAGGCAGGAATTGCGACTGCTGTTGGTAATTTAAAAGTTGTTTCAGTTTATGATTCATCTGCATGATATATAAACTGTATGAAAGGAAAATATAATGTTAAGTTTATTAGGATCTTTAATCGGGTTTGGTGGATCTGCACTTCCTGCAGTCCTAGATGCTTTTAAAGCAAAGGGTGATCGCAAACACGAAATAGAAAAAATGAAAGTCATGGCTGAGTTGAAACAACAAGGCATGGACTTTGATATGCAGATGTACGATAAGATGGGTGCAGATAAAGAACATGCACGACTGATCGCGCACGACACTGCAATCATGCAATCAACTGGATGGACATCCGTATTACAGAAATCTGTGAGACCAGTGATCACGTATGCTTTCTTTGGGTTATTCGCTGCAATAGAAATTACATTGTTGATGAACGCATTAGAAGTTGGTACACCATTTGATCAGGCAATACAGTTACTATGGGATGAAGATACAAAGGCAATCTTTGCTGCAATCATATCATTTTGGTTTGGATCTAGAGCGGTAGAAAAAGCACGATCTAGATAATTTTTTTTAAAAAAATCTACATATTGTGGGTTTACAAAAACCTAAAAATGATATATAATATCACCATCTGAAAAAACAATCAATTAAAGGAATCGTAGTATGCAAAACCGATTTGCAGACACACGTGCGTTTTTGTCTGAGACAAAGTTCTATGACGGTTATTCGAGATTTAAGGACGAAGAGAATAACTATGAGACTTGGGACGAAGCGGTAGATCGTGTGCTATCAATGCACGAAAATACATATTCAAATAAATTAAATAAATTACAAAGTTACATCGAAGAAGCAAGAGTTGCTTATAAAGAAAAGAGAGTGCTAGGTGCTCAACGTGCATTGCAGTTCGGTGGTGATCAGTTGATGAAACACCAGATGAGAATGTACAACTGTACATCATCTTATGCAGATCGTCCAGAGTTCTTTGGAGAGTATTTCTATATTCTACTATGTGGTGCAGGTGCAGGTTTTTCCGTACAGAACCATCACGTTGCAAAACTACCAAAGATCCAACAGAGAACGAAACAAGCAAAAGGTTACATCGTAGAAGATTCCATTGAGGGTTGGGCATCTGCACTAGACGTGTTGATGTCTTCTTATTTTGTAGGGGGTGGTAAACATCCAGACTATGAAGGTCGTAGAGTATTCTTTGACCTGTCTCAGATTCGTCCAAAGGGTGCAAAGATCTCTGGTGGATTCAAGGCGCCTGGGCCTGAAGGTTTACGTAGAACACTAGACAAGATTGAACACATGTTACAAGGTCTAGTCATGGATGCAAAAGAACCTATTGACATGCGTCCTATCACAGTCTATGATATTGCGATGCACGCCGCAGATGCAGTGTTGTCTGGTGGTGTTCGAAGATCTGCAACTATCTGTTTGTTCTCTCCAGAGGATGAAGAAATGATGACTGCAAAAACTGGTAACTGGTTTATGGATAATCCGCAACGTGGTAGATCTAATAACTCTGCAGTGATTGTTCGAGACGAAGCAACACCAGAAATGTTCAAGAGTATAATGGAGTCAGTCAAGTCATTTGGAGAACCAGGCTTCTACTTTACAACATCAAAAGAACACACAACTAATCCATGTGTGGAAATTGGAATGTTTCCACAGTACAATGGTAAGTCAGGTTGGCAAGGTTGCAACTTGACAGAAATCAATGGCGGGATGTGCACAAGTGAGGAGTCATTCTTACAGGCGTGTCGTGCTGCTGCAATTCTGGGTACTATGCAAGCAGGGTACACAGATTTTAAATTTATCTCAGATACATCAAAGAAAATATTTGATCGTGAGGCACTATTGGGTGTGTCCATTACAGGATGGATGAATAACCCAAATATACTTTTTGATGAGAAGATCCTGAAGAAAGGGGCGAACATTGTCAAAAAGGTTAATAAAGAAGTTGCTGCTATTATTGGTATTAACCCTGCTGCTCGTACTACTTGTGTAAAACCATCTGGTAACGCATCAGTACTACTACAGACTGCATCAGGTATCCACGCAGAACATTCACCAATGTATATTCGAAACATTCAGATGAATAAAGAATCAGAGATCACACAGGCGATTGCGAAGTCCAATCCGTTCATGGTCGAGGAATCAGTGTGGTCTGCAGGTGGGACAGACGTAGTTGTGTCTTTCCCAATTGTACCGAAGAAAGGTTCTATGTTCAAAGATGATCTTTACGGTGTAAAACACCTAGAACTCGTTAAGAAAGCACAAAAGTATTGGGTCGTTGCAGGTACAAATGAAGACCTATGTGCAGACGAAGGTATACACCACAATGTATCAAACACAATCATAGTAGACGATTGGGATGAAGTAGAGAAGTACGTATATAAAAACCGTTACTCTTTTTCAGGCATTTCATTCCTATCTCCAACAGGTGACAAGGACTATAACCAAGCACCTAACACACAAGTCATAGACGCAGAACAAATGGTTGCGAAGTATGATCAAGGTGCAATCTTTGCATCTGGTATGGTTGTTGATGCACTGAAAGTCTATGACAATCTATGGACTGCCTGTTCTACCGCAATGGGTATGGGTGAAGATCTTTCAGTGGAGTCATCAGAAAACTCTGCAAAGAAAGACTGGGTTCGTAGGTTCGAAAGATTTGCACAAAACTATCTTGATGGTGATATGAAGAAAACTGAGTATTGTCTGAAAGATGCGTATCTACTCCACAAGTGGGAAAAGATACAAAGTAATCTAAAACCAGTAGAATGGGAAAACGATCTCACAGAAAAAGTATATACAGATGTAGATACTCTCGCAGCTGCCGCATGTGCAGGTGGTGCGTGTGAAATCGACTTCTGATTATATCACCCCATGCAGATCTATATGCAGACTAGTTGAAGATGTTTGCATTGGTTGTGGAAGAACCAAAAAAGAGATTTCTGAATGGGGTGGATACCATTACTATCAGAGGATGAAGATTATGAAAAGACTTGGGTACGGAACAAGAAAAGGCAAAAGAAGCAGTGGAAAAAGAATACCGAATAGAATGTGAAGATTGTGAGTCAGTTACAATAGTTTTAGTAGAGGATGGGGAGAAACCCAAGTATTGCCCAATGTGTGGATATAGACATGCAGAGGTAGAGGACATTACTGAACCAGATACATAAGTGTATGTGGTACTATAATGGAAAAGAATTTAATGAGACCCCTGAAGACTTTCAGGGGTTCGTTTACATGATTACAGATATAAATACTGGTAGAAAATATATCGGTAAAAAGAACTTCTGGAAACCAAAGATACTTCCCAAAACAAAAACAAGAAAGAGAAGAGTCAGGACTAGAACAGAGTCTGATTGGAGAACTTACTTTGGGTCGAGTGAAGAAGTTAAGTTACTAGTAGAGGAACGTGCCGATGATTTTAAAAGAGAAATTTTGAGACTATGTAAATCAAAAGGTGAAATGACATATTTCGAAATGAAAGAACAATTTGATAGAGACGTATTATTCCGAGAAGATTATTACAATGAGTTTATAGGTGGTAAGATTCATAGTAAACATTTAAAAGGAATATCAAATGTATGAATACAAAGCAAAACTTGTGAAGGTAGTCGATGGTGACACGGTTGATGTTGACATTGATCTTGGTTTTGGTGTGTGGTTAAAGAACGAACGTGTACGTATCATGGGTATCGATACACCAGAGTCTAGAACACGAGATAAGGTAGAGAAGATCTTTGGACTTGCCGCAAAAGATCGAGTAGAAGAACTAATAAAGAAAGACATGATACTCAAGACATTTGCCGCAAAAGACGGTGAGGATATGAAGGGTAAGTTTGGTCGTATCCTTGGTGACTTTATAGTCGGTGAAAAAATGCTTACGGAGATCCTGATAGAAGAAGGACATGCAGTAAAGTATTATGGTCAGAACAAGGCAGACATTGAACGTGGTCACATGTCTAATCGCAACAAACTTATGAACGAAGGTGTTGTGAGTGCAAAGGAAGTTCAAGAAGCCGCAGGTTGACAAACCTATTATAATGTGGTATAATTGTGTAAACAATTAAAAGGTGAATTATGATTATTGTAGATTATGGTGGACTATCTGCCGCTAATGTTGCAATCAACAAAGAGAATGATGAGGGTATGATTCGTCATATGATCATCAACTCTTTGCGGTTGTATCGTAATGCGTACAAAGAAGAGTTCGGTGAACTAGTCATTGCCTGTGATGGTAAAGACAACTG